AAGACTTTCACTGAGAAGGGACAACCCATTGTGGACGAATCAGTTTTAGAAACTGTGACGGATATACCTGAAGCAAAACTCATAGCCGAATACCTTATGATCCAGAAGCGTGTAGCTCAAGTACAGAGCTGGTTGGATGCTGTTCAGGATGACGGTAGAGTACATGGTTACGTAAACACTAATGGCGCTGTGACAGGCCGTATGACACACTCAAGCCCTAACATGGCTCAAGTACCTGCGGTGTACTCACCGTATGGTCATGAGTGTAGATCTTGTTGGTCTGCACCTGAGGGTTACAGCATTGTAGGCTGTGACGCTAGTGGTCTTGAGTTACGTATGTTGGCACACTACATGAAGGACGAGGACTACACTAATGAAATCATTAACGGAGATATACACACTGCTAACCAACGACTTGCAGGACTTGAATCAAGAAATCAAGCAAAGACTTTTATATATGCCTTACTATACGGAGCAGGAGATGAGAAGCTTGGGTCTGTGGCTGGAGGAGGAAGAAAAGCTGGCAAACAGCTTAGAGAATCTTTCCTCAATAATCTCCCATCATTCGCTGATCTTAAAGGGAGAGTATCTGAAGCAGCTAGAAGAGGATACCTCATTGGACTTGACGGTAGAAAGCTCGGAGTCAGATCAGAACATTCCGCTCTAAACACTTTGCTACAGTCAGCAGGTTCTTTAGTAATGAAAAAAGCTTTGACACTTCTGGATGACTATGGTAAAATATGGGGTATAGACTATAAGTTTGTTGGTAACATTCACGATGAGATACAAGCTGAAGTTATTAACGAGCGAACAGAAACTTTTGGTAGACTAGCCGTGTCCTGTATACAGGCAGCGGGTCTTGAATGGGAACTTAACTGTCCTCTGGACGGAGAATATAAGGTAGGAAAGACATGGGCGCAGACACACTAATAGAAGACATCTATGGCTTGGTGTCTACCAAAGAAGTTGCTGACGGGGTAGACATAGACAAAGAGATAGAAACATTCGGGGAATCAATTAAAGAACTCATGAGGACTGAGTTTAAGAAGGACAGACCCAAAGATACGCGAAGGTTGCGCTTGTCAAGCATAGGCAGGACTGACAAGTATCTTTGGAATCAGTATCACGGAACTGAAGGTGAGGAATTGCAGCCTCACACCCTAGTAAAGTTCCTGTACGGGCATGTCATTGAGGAGTTAGTCTTATTCCTAACTAGAGCCTCTGGGCATGAAGTTACCTGTGAACAGAAAAGGTGTGAGGTTGAAGGCGTTGTAGGACACATGGACTGCAAGATCGACGGTGTGGTGACGGACGTTAAGTCTGCCAGCACGTATGCCTTTAAGAAGTTTAAGGATCGCCGAGTGCCTGAGGATGATGCCTTTGGATATGTAGATCAGATCAAAGCCTACGCTCATTCAGAAGGTGAAAGAAAGTTTGCATGGCTGGCTATGGACAAACAGAATGGACACCTAACCTTCTGCGAGCATGATCTTGACGACGAGTCTGATCCTATGTATGAGCACCTCAAGGGGGACATAGCTGAAAGAATACGGCACGTAAAAAAGCTCGTAGAGGGGCCAGAGCCTCTGGAGTTTTGTTACGAGGACGTACCGGACGGCAAGTCTGGGAACAGAAAGTTAAGCGTTGGTTGTTCTTACTGTCAATTCAGAGAAAAGTGTTACCCAGAGTTGCGTACTTTTATCTACGCAAATGGGCCAAAGTACTTGACAAAGGTAGTTAAACAACCACTCGTATCAGAGGTTCCAGATGGTTTCTAAGAATTATGGAAGGTACAGGTCAGGTCTTGAGCAGAAGTTTGCTGAAGCCTTGCCCAGAAAGTTCATGGCTTACGAGCCTTTTGATATGCCTTATACGGTACATAGACATTATAAACCTGACTTTGTGTATAAGGATTGGATGCTGGTGGAGTGCAAGGGATTCTTTAGGGAAGGAGACACACTTAAATATAAATCAATTAGGGATTGTCTGGAGGAAGATCAAGAGTTGGTCTTTCTTCTTTCAGATCCCAACAAGAAAGTAAGGAAGGGCGCTAAGATGACAATGGGACAATGGTGTGATAAGGAGGGGTTAAAGCACTTTACCCTAGCAACAACACAAGAGTTAATTGATTATGCCAATGCTAATTGATGAGTTAAGAGAACGAATCCTTCAGGAGTACGATGTAGACTTACTGTGTGAAGTCTTGGACATAACTGCTGAAGACATTTTGGATGCCTTTGAGCATAGATTTATAGACAAGCAGGAGCTATTTAGAGAGTTGGAGGATTTGTATGTCGAAGATTAATGATGTTATGCAGCTTAGGGCTGACCCTACACCTGAGGAGTGGAACGATGTAGTAAATAAACCCCCACACTACAATCAGGGCGGTATGGAAGCCATAGACTACATTAAACAACAATTAGGTGAAGGAATTGTTGACTACTGTGAGGGAAATGTGCTAAAGTATTTACATAGGTGGCGCTACAAGAACGGGCTACAGGACTTGCAGAAGGCTCAGTGGTACTTAAACAAGATGGTCAAAGAACAATCGGAGCTAGAATGAAGGTAATTGAAGGCAACTTTGGTGAAAAAGCCAACGAAGACAAGATAACAGTACCTTTGGTATTCAACGCAATCACTGAGAAGGAAGACCTAACCACCTATGAAGATGCTTTCTGCGTTGTCAAGTCGGAGGAATTTATTGTTGTGTCTACCAATATGGACACTCTTGACTTATACTTCTTACTGGATCAATTAAAACTATCACTATTAACTGGAGGGGACTACGAACTCTAATGGATCAATATCAACAATACATACATAAATCACGGTACGCACGTTACTTGGACGATGAGGGACGCAGGGAGACTTGGGACGAGACAGTTAATCGCTACATCGATTTCTTTGCAGAGCGTGGCTCAATAGATCATGGGCAAGCCTTTGAGCTGTTCAACGCCATCAGGGACATGCAGGTAATGCCCTCCATGCGCTGTATAATGACCGCAGGGGCGGCTTTAAAGCGGGACAATGTTGCAGCCTTTAACTGTTCTTACCTGCCCATAGACAGCCCCAGATCCTTTGATGAGCTTATGTACATCCTCATGTGCGGTACGGGCGTAGGGTTCAGCGTTGAGCGGGACTACGTTAATCAGCTCCCTGTGGTTGCTGACAGCTTCCATGACACGAAGACAACCGTTGTGGTGTCCGACAGTAAGGTAGGCTGGGCAAGTGCCTTCAGAGAGCTTATAAGCCTCCTGTACGCAGGTAAGGTTCCTAAGTGTGACTTGACTAAGGTTAGGGCTGCGGGTGCTAGACTCAAGACCTTTGGCGGTAGAGCCAGTGGTCCACAACCTTTGGCTGACTTGTTTAACTTCTCAGTGGACTTGTTCAAAGGTGCGGCAGGGCGCAAGCTAACGTCCCTTGAGTGCCATGACTTAGTGTGCAAGATTGCAGACATTGTAGTCGTTGGTGGTGTCCGTAGGTCTGCCCTAATCTCTTTGAGCAATGTTACCGACAATCGTATGGCTAACGCTAAGAACGGTGAGTGGTACATTAGCAACGGTCAGCGAGCCTTAGCAAACAACAGTGCTGTGTACTCTGAGAAGCCTGACTTTGACACTTACTCGTCCGAGATGAAGCGTCTGTATGACTCTAAGTCTGGGGAGCGTGGGATATTTAGCCGCATTGCAGCACAGAATGTAGCGGCACGTAACGAGCGCAGGGATGCGACACACAAGTTTGGGACTAACCCATGCTCTGAGATCATACTACGCCCCTATCAGTTCTGTAATCTCTCTGAGGTGATTGTACGTACAGACGATACCTTGCAGACCCTCAAAGAGAAGGTACGCCTAGCGACCATCTTAGGGACTCTACAGGCTACCCTTACGGACTTCCGATACCTACGGAACATCTGGAAGCGTAACACAGAGGAAGAGGCTTTGTTGGGTGTCTCAATGACGGGCATCATGGACTGTAAGCTTACCAATGGATCTACAGGTGAGGAGGCTTTGGGTAAGCTTCTGGACAACCTAAGGACTGTAGCTGTTGAGACTAACCGACAGTGGGCCTCAGCTCTGGGTATCAACCAGTCAGTAGCCATTACGTGCGTCAAGCCCTCTGGTACTGTCTCACAGTTGACTGACAGCGCCAGTGGTATTC